CTGTCTTTATTCCTCCCAGTGTCTCGGTCACTGTCACAAGACCTTTTTCAATCCATACGTCATAGGGTACTTTGTCGGTCTTGATGTGTTCGTCCACCCTTGAGGACGGAATGAACGAATGTGTGTGTACAAAATATTTCTTTATTCCGTCAATCATGAACGGAATCACGATTGCGATTGATGTCAAGTCGCCTCCGGATGACAGGTCGACCCCGACATAACATTTTGACCCTCTGAAATTCTTGAGCGATTTCAGAACGGCACATGCTTTCCATTTTGCGATGTCCTTGATATACAGTGAATTTGACCACTGCATCCACATGTTTAACTGCTTTACGAGGAAATCTCTCAAGTCCTCCCCGCCCATATCACGGGCGGTATGTGCAATCGGTATGAGGTTTTCAAGAGCATCCCTGTCAAATTCAAGAATCGGGTTCGCTTTTATCCAGTTCTCCGGAACATATCTGTCGTCATGCTCGTCCATCTGTGCGATATATACGAACTGACTGTCGTTTTCAAAAACACCCTTTAACAGATTGCAGCAATATTCATACAATTTATAACAGGGTGATTTGAGGTCGAACCCTGCTGTCGTGATGACCGAAATCAACGCCGACTTGAGTTTCTTAATACCTCCCTCAAGCAGCTTGTACATCTGATTCGTCTTGTGTGCGTGATACTCGTCAACAATTCCCAAATACGCACGGTGTCCGTCAAGTGACTTTGTATCACCGGACAACCCTCGCCTTGATTCTTTCGATTATTGGTATAATCTTAGGACTAAACTGATAATTGACAAGATAATCGCTAATGTTGAGCAGATTGCGGGCATCCATTTAATGATTTTCGTTTTCATGGGTGTCTGCTGTTTCTCAAGTCTCTCCTCTGCCTCCGTTTCAAGCTGTTTCTTTGCAATCGCAACTTTCGCAGCTACGTTCTGACTTCTTGAGACAATTTCAATCTCTGTCATGTTCAAATCTAATTTTTCATACACATTCAAGGTCTCTTTCATTGCCTCTTTGATTTTTGTTCTTCTGATTTCCTCCACCGTCTCACCTCCTTATTGTTCTCTTTGCGTACATCATATTCCTATTTCAGAACTTTGTCAATACACTTTTTCCTTTTTGCGAACTTTTTTATTGATTTTTGTTTCGTTGGGTGTTATGCTTTAGAAAACAGAGGAGGTGATTCAGTATGACGCAAGGCGAACGTGTCAAAGAATTAAGAAAGACTTTATCCCTTACCCTTGAGAAATTCGGTCAACGTATAGGTGTTGGAAAGTCGACTGTATCTGATTTAGAAAACGGTCGCAGGTCTTTCTCCGAACACATGACAAAATCTATCTGCCGTGAGTTCAGTGTTGATTATATGTGGTTGACTACTGGTGAGGGAGAAATGTTCATCGACAGCGACGATGATTTCATCGAACGCATTGACCGCATCATGGCGGGTGAGGATGAGGCACGAAAAAACCTTTTCAAATTCATGCTTGAGTTGAGCGACGAGGACATCACTGCACTCGACCGCTTAATGAAAAAGGCGATTGAGTTCACACAAAATAATAAAGAAAAAGACTGACAGCCTTTTCAACTGTCAGCCTCATGGGTGTACAGATACGCCACGAATTTATATATC